TCACTTGACAGTATGCTATTGTTATTATAAGTTAGTGTATTAAACTCTGACACATGACCATGAGCTGGTGTGTACTTTAATTTTCTACCTATTTGTAAAATATGACTAAATCCAACTTCAGCAGTAGTAGTCCATGTAACAAAGTCGTATGCTGATGTGTTTCCATCATACTGTAGCTCGTATCCGTTAACACGCATCCATTCCCAATATCCTCTAATAAAGTTATACACATCTTGTATTTTTGTAAACTCAGCATCATATTCTACTATGCTAGGTGTTGCAACAAATTTATTATAACGTCTTAATGTTTGATTCAAAATCTCAATAGATACATAATCTGTTGGGTTAGTAATATTTGGTTCAAGGAATTTAAATTCTCTAGTATTATGATTTATACCAGATACTTTATATCCTGTTAATGTTTTTGTAATAGTTAATGCACTTGCAGTAATTAATTTTGATACTGCACCTTTATACATTTCTACATTGTAGTCTGCATCGCCTAGTATTACACATCCTTGTTCACTTGTTTCTGTACTTAGGTGTAGTAGGTGTTTACTTGTAAAGCCACCTAATTTGAATACTAATTTAGTATCCAAGTTACCATAATGTTCTTCTAGTATGTTCTCACGACCATGTCTAGTTAAAAAGTTGTACTGTGCTTGTGCTATACCATTTGCAACAAAAGAAACAGTATTAAGTTTAACATCAAAGTCTATGCCCGATGGGTCTGCATCGTTGCCAGCATATGAAATAATATATTGTCCTACTATGTCTAGTGGACGTTCAATCATACTTATTGCAGTAATAGTGCCAGGCCCAGATGATTCTGTAATTTCAAAATTAGCTCTGCCTAGTGTACTATCAAAGTCGTCAAGTAGTTGGAAGAATCCGTTATTTTCAAATGTGCTAGGTGACGAGCCAGGTTTAATTTTTATAGATGTGATAGTTTTTCCATAAACTTTATTAGGTGTTTTAAATGAATGACTTGATGGTAATAATCTATCATAATGAGTTATGCTTCTTATTAGTGAATTATGTTTACTAATACTTCCTGGTTGAAAAAAGTCTGACCATGCTTTTGTTGGGTTTAACTTTAACACACCGTCTAGTAATAATGATCTGCCTATATCACTTGATCTCCATTTAAATTCAACTGGTCCCCAATCTCCAAATACAAATTCTTTTTCTTTATCTACATTTGAAAGAGATGATGTAGGATCTAATACTGTGCTAGGATCTTGTAATGTGCCTGTTGTAGTAACTGGGCATTGTGTTGACCAATTCCATGTGTGTCTTGCAAACAACGGTACATGTGTTTTTGGTAATCCTGGTTCCGATGTTAATCCAGTTTTTAATGCAACTATTAGTTTATCACGTTTTGTTGGAGTATCTGTCCAACTGTAGTGCTTATCCCACCAAGTTGGTTTAAATGCGTAGCCTAGCATGTGCCACGGAGTAATATGTGGTGTACACGTTCCAAATATATGTGTGTATGCACCTTTCCAATGTCCTGGCAACTTGTCTGTAAAATCGCCTCCTGCTGATAGAGTACTATAGTTCCATGTACTGCTATCATTAGCATCATAGTAGTTACTAGAATTTAATGTTTTAATATTATTGTTAGTTGTCCATTGGTAATAATGTTTTTCTAAATAGTTATTTAAATCGGCTAATTCATACCATGTGTTGTGATGAGGTGCTGGCAAATATTTAATCGGGCTATGGTACTTTTCTAAGCCTACGTTAATTACAGAAGAACTCTTATACATATTATCTTCTTTAACAAGACCATTATATATACGTTTTTCCATCTCAAATATTACTGCATTAGCAGGATCAAAACTTGCACCTGCATTAACATTTTCTAAATCTTTTCCAGTTACATCTATTTCAGTACCATCATGTGTATACAATATATTGTTATTAACTTGTGGCTCTGTAGCAAATCCTAGTCCTAGCTTTACTAAACTAGCAGGAACAAAACACCAGTCGTCCATGCCTGTCCAGTACACTTCTAACATTGGGTTAGTAAGTTTACTATCCAATGGCTCATATGATAGTATTAATTTAATAGTGTTTCCTATCATTGTATAGTCTTTGTCTTTTATAAGAAGCTTTCGTACTTGTGTTTCATTTCCATTATCTTGTGTTAAGTAAACATACACATGGTCACGTATATTAACGTCTCCGTTAAATTCAAACCTTGTATTAAATGTTTTGTTTTGTGTAGTATCTATGTCTCTTAATATAAATTCTTGTCTATCAGCTGATTGAAGTACAAGCATGTTTGAGTTGGTATAAATTGGTTTTACTTTTGTTACTGAACCAATAGCATTATCAGTTAATTGTTGTATTGTCATAGCGCCGGTTTTGGTCCAAATTTTCCTTGCCGCATCTGATACTCGTTGTCTAAATGCAACAAACTCTGTACCCTGTTCGAGTAACGAACCAGTAATAGATAGCTTAGTATCAGCATAGTTGATATCGTGCATTATACTTAGATCTTCGTGTAAAAAGATTGTACCGCCATAATATGGAGTATGTGGAACGCTGGCATAATTATTTTCGCCAAATGTGTTATTATCAAATCCTGGCATAACATTTAGTTTGTCTTTCCAATGATTTAAAGTTTGACTAATTGTAAATGTTTCCAATATATCATTGTTTGCATTATGTTTGTGTACATCTGGCATGCTTACATTAAGTGTACTATTATTTAGATCATTGTTAGTCCATTCAAAATCAATTAAGTCATTTTCTACAAGAATACTTTGATCTAATGTAATCGAAGAATTTGTAACTGTAATATTACTAGGAGATATTGGATTCCCATTTTGTGTTATTTTGTAAAATGGTTGGTCATATTGTTTTGACACAATAAAACATTGTACCAATTCGTTGTCTAGATATATATCAAAATATGTGTCGTTACTTGATGCACTAGTTGTTAATGTTGTTATGCTTCCAGAAGATGTATAAGTGTCTACCCACGAAGCTGAGTTATCTGAAATAACAGATCCATGTGATTTTATGTATAAAGTGTCTCCAGTCAGGTTAGTAAATTTAATTTCTTGACTTTCGCCTACTGTATATACTTGGTGTGTTTGATCTATTAAGTTATTATTTCCACTGATATTTTTTCTTGTAAGTACAAATGTCTCAAGTTCTTGATGAACAACAAATTCATCATCCTGTCTCCAGTTATCCCATCCATACGGTATTACAAAAGAATCGTCAGCAGCATTAATTTTATATTGTTTGTGTTCGTGTGCGCCAGCAGGATCACCAGATGGTGCATATATTGATTTTAATACACCATGTTGTTTAAACAAATTAAAACCAATTTGATCTTTTGAATATGTTCCTCTTGAATACTCAGAATTTGCATAATTACTATAATATTTTTGTGTTATAATAAAGTTTTCAAATTCATACTCAGCTCCCTTTGGAGTGTCTTTATAACTTAATGGAAATCCTAGTTCAGTGTCGTTTGCGCCTGTTCCAATTTTGTAGCCAAATATTTTATCTCCATCAAACTTTTTACCATTTATTGATCCTAGGTAGTTTCCGTAGTGATTGTAAAAGCTATAAAGTGGATTTTGATTGACTGTGTGCTTTTGTTGAGCAAATTTAATTTTATCTGTGAAATACATGTCTGCATTTTTATATGTAGTGTCGACGGCATTATTAATAGTAAATGTGTCATTTTCTTCTAGTACTATGTCTGTGCCACCAACTACATAAATTTTATGATCAGTTCCTGACGGAATATGATTATCAACATATACATATGTTTCACCTGCTCCGGTTGGTACACTATCATTTTGTTTAATACCGTGTGTAACTGCACCAACATACTGATCTTGCTTATATCCAGCATGGGTATAAAATTCAATTGATGCATTAAATTCAATAATTGGTCTAAGTGCTATTCTTTGTTTATTTCTTATTTCAGTAAAATCATATCCAGTGATTAATTCTTGTAGTTTATTAATTGTGCTTATGTTTACCCAATGATTATTTCTACTCCATGCAGATTGATATGAGTCATTTTTGTTAACAACAATGTAATCTTTGTCTGGTGAGATTACTATACCATCGTTATACATTAAATTATTATCCGGTGATAGTGTTGTTTCTGCTAAAGTAATTTGTTGAGTAGTTGCTGGTAATATAGATACGTTGCCAGTAGTAGCATTAATTGTTAATGAAAATATATCATTATTGTTTGTTCCACTGCCATGTGTCCAGGTGCCTGTAAATTTTACAAGTATATCTTTATCAAGAACAGTAGTGTTAGATTCTAACTGTGGGAAATCAAACCCATCAAAGAATGGTAATCTACTGTTAACAGGTGTATTATTATAATCATCTACTAATTGTTCTGGAGTACTACTTGCTCCATATGCCGAGTTTAATTCTGCATTGTATAATATTTTATTAAACCATACACCGTTTGCAGAAACACTGTGCTTAACATTATTTTCATATACTCGACTTATACCGTCATTGCTGATATATTCACGTAATGTATATTTTGATACACTACCTGTAACAATATATGTTTTGTTTAAAACGTCAGTATGCCAACCACTGCCAGTGAACTTAATAAGCATTTGATTTTCAAGTACAAAAGAATTATTATCATCTGTTATAGTTGACATGTTATTAGTATTAATTTCTGTTAATGGATTTACTGTACTTCCTGTATATATACTTTCGTATATAGGCAACTCTTCTACCCAACGATAGTTTACATAGTTAACAAATTTATCAATATCAATTGGTGGGTTAAATCCATACTTATGTGAGGCGTATGCAGAATTATAATTATATGTACTAAAGTTTTGATTGATTGAATGAGCTACGTCATCAAATGTAATAGTGTTTGTTGTTTTTCCTGAGTTGTTATATGCAACAATTCCAGGAGAAAGTTGTGTAGTTCGTTGCAGGTCTTTATAAACTTTTGGTTCTAAGTATACATCACCACTTTCAGCTACATCACCTTTTCTACTACCAACAAATACATCTATATCATCTAATGGTCCCTTTGACACCATTTGATCTAGTGTACTGTCTAACCAATTTTTATTTAAGTCTGTTTGAAAAACATTTGGTAAAAAATTACTAGTTTTTATATTATTGACTTGTTGTTTGCCTGCTTTTTTCTTAGCCATTATTATGTTCCTGCTTTAATATTTGCATCTGTAATATTTGTAATAATATCAACGTCATTGACATTTACATCTGCAATAATAAGTTCGTCTGCGTTTGGCGTAAATTCAAACATATCGCCAAATACACTTCCTGCACCTTGTGGTACAATAACAAAACTACTCAATAGTCCTGCTAGTTCTTTATGTACATATGCAGCTAATTCAGTGAAGTAAAAAGTTTCACCAAAGTCCCAATTACTCGAATTAAAAAATGAATCAATTGCATCTACTGTTTTTGTTTTTAAATCAGTATCTGTAACATTTGAGCCGTATAGTTTAATAATTCTAAATCTAGCTTTAAGCTGTGGATCAGCATGTGTACCAAACAACGGTCGGTACTTAACTGGTTTATATACAACGGTGTCACTTACTGCTTTTTTGTCCACTACGCCTGTGAATTGTGTTCCTAGTTCATAACTAGTTGGCGGAGTAGGTACTGTAGTTGTTGCGCCTTTTAGATAATTCTTGTATTCAGTATCATATGATTTTGATAATGCAAACACATCAATAACATTAGTGAAACTAGGATCAACAACTTGATTATCAGCAGCAATATGCTCCCATTCGAATTGGTTGTTTATTTTACCATTCTCACTGTTTCCACTTGATGTTTCGGACGTGTTACTTAATCCAACAATATCATAAAATACATTTGGATTATCTGGTCTTGAATCAGCATTACTATCAATTAGAGATAGTCTGTATTCATTTGAACTTGCAGAATCATATCCATATACATAAAATGATCCAGCACTAATAAACTGTGGGTTACTAAAGTCTGTGTTTACTTGCTTAAGAGTAATAGTATCTCTTTTTGCTTTTTTAGTAAACGAGCCTATTTCTACTTCGTTTTGGATATTTCCCAATTTAGTAGATGCACTATTAAAAATAAATCTTCTTGTTCTAATATAGATATCATAAGACACACCTGTGTAGTTAAAATAGACTACCCAGTTGTTGTCAATATCAGCTACGTTAAAGTTAGCTGGGTATGTATCATTTTGAGAAAATGGAGGAGGTGTAGTATCAATTTCCCATGTTGTTTTTTGTTGGTTATATTTTATGCTAAATGGCTTTTTCTTTTCAAAATAAGAAATAAATAAATCTTTTTCTCTGTTAGAAAATTTTCTCGATAGTGCAGGATAGATAACATCAACTGTACTGTTAGTAGGTATTTTTCTATCTAACACTATAGCGCCAGTTCCATTTGATTGTAGCCCTGTAGGCTTACCTGCGTTAACACCGGTTCCTTCTACACCAAGTCCATTATTGTTTACGTCAACAACCTTTGCCCAAATATTTTTAGTAGGCTTAACTTTTCCTGTTCCTATTCCGACACCTGCGGCAGTAAATACTGTACCTGCATAACTGTTTGGTGATCCGATTAATGTAAAGTCTGTGTCGCCTGGTACTGTAATTTCATATTCTGTTCCCACAACAAAACTACCAGCCGTTACACTGCCTCCGGCAAATTTAACTAATGCGCCTGGCTTAAGATGTTTCATATATGTAGTAGCAGTTGTACCTACTCTAGTTGTGTTAGATGTTACTGGGTCTGTTAAATATCCACTTAGTACACCACTTGCAGAATTACTTTCGTTGTTCCATGTAAATACTGCAACGTTACCATTTGAATCAAGTGTTTGATCAGTAGTCTTAAGAGTTTCTGTTGCTGACCTAAATCCATCATAATATAAGTTTATGAATTCGTCATTGTCTAATATATCTTTAACATATTTTTGATATATCCCATTTGCCGTATCTGAAATTGAAGCCGATACTGCTACTAATTTATTTTCAGAATATAACGTTGCGTCATTTCCTTGCAAGTATAAATTACTGTATGTTCCAGTTGGATCTGTAAATTTAGAATATCTACTATGTCCACTAAATGTTCTGTTTACACTTTTAATTTTTAAGATGCCGCCGTTACTATTACCAAGCATTGTATTATAATCTTGTGCGGTAATCATTCTATCTTGACTAGCATAGTTTCTTGGAGCATTTTCTCTAATTTGATCTAATGTTTCATTTGAACTTGCAGTTGATATTGATTGCTTTAATTGTAAAGTGAATACTGCATTGTAGTTGTTGCCATCACTTCCTGTATAATTTATTTGTACTTTTTGTGTTGCAATGTCATCTGGTCTTAAAATGTATGTACTGTTAACACTTGTTCTATACCAAACTCTTAATGTGTCTGTTGGAACGTTACCAAATGTACGATCAGGAAACACAACAGATATTGCATTGTCTTTTCTAGTTTTTACACTGAAAACATCTCTTTCGCCTTGTGCTAGATTATTATAAATTACATTACTGTTAACGTCAACAACCTTTGTCCAGTTCTTTAAAACGTTTCCTGTGCTATTAATATTTTGTACCCATACATCTGAATTATTTACGTTTGTTGCATTAATATCAAAAGAAGCATTGTCAATAGGCTCACTAATCACAATATCCTCATACTGCAACGAGCCTTGCTTTAATCCAAAAAAGAATCCAGTATTGACACTGCTTATTCCCTTGCCATCATTTTTATAATATAATCCAAATGAATTAACTGGGTCAGGGTATTTCTCTGTAAATGATCTTGTATAATTATCATAGTCACTGCTTATGATATTAAATGTAACACTTGCACCAGATACTGATCCTTGTGCATCAAATTTAACCTGATTGGGTGTATTATTAAAATCGTAGAATTCTGTTTTTATATTATTAATTACTACTGATTTTTTTGGACTACCAAATTGGTTACTGTTTTGTAGTACTGCATTTACTACAGTAACAAAGTCATCTAAATTATTTACATTGTTAGATACTTCGTACTTTAAATCTGTTCCACCTAAACTAATACCTGCACTACCAATAACTGGCTCGTTTGTTTTTACGCTAACTATTTTCATTTCACCATACGCTGGCACATTGCGTCTTGGTTGATATCCTAAAAATTCTGCTAATTTGTAAACACTCTCTTGTTTTTCTGCGGTACTTAAAAAATTGTTCCTCGCATTCACATCTACTCGATATGCTAAGTTGTGTCCAAACTGTGCAACTACATCTAGTAGTGATACAAATTCAGCTGATTCTACCCAGTCGTTGTAGTTCTCTGGATAATTATTGCGTACATAGTCAACCATTGCAGTTCTAATAGTATCATAATCAAATGCTTGAAAGTTTGCATTGATATATGATTCGTAGATTACTGTAAAGTCCTCTGCCGCAAATAGTCTATTTTGTCTTGATTTTTGTGCCATAATTAAAACTCTGCGTTTTCTGTAAATTCTTTATCGAATTTAATCTGCAACTCTGTTGCAGTTGTTGTTGGTAGGTAAGTCAGTTTCACATTAACTGTTACTGAATGTGTGTCGTGGTTTACACTTATATCTGAATTGTTTACTTCAAATCTAGGGTCATAGCTCACAACATTATATACTTCTTCTTCGATAGCATCTTGTGTTGCTTGGTCTAGTGGTTCAAACACATATAATTCTAAGTCGCAACCAAAGTCAGGATTTGACCATTTTTCTCCTTTACGGATTTTAAAATGATTCAATAAGTCCTGCTTCGCTAGATCTAAGCCGCTAAGGCTTTTACTAGTATAAGGTTGATTAATTGTTGTATATCCAAATATATTATTACTCATACAACTATTTATGCAAAAGATTAACTAGGTAGATAACGGCTCTATAATTAGCTTATCTTCTTGCCAATGTATGTACTTTTGCCAGGCTGCGTCTGGTATTGTGAGTGTATGATGCTGGTAAGCATAGTTTATTTGGTACCACGAAGGGTGTGTTGGTCGTTGCATAGGTAAAGGATATAAGCTATCGCCTTTCTTTACATTGCACGGACCACAAGCAGTAACACTGTTTTCCCATGTTAGTCTTCCACCTTTTGACTTTGGAATAACATGATCAATTGTTAAGTCAGCATAAGCAAACCTATCGCCACAGTATTGGCAACAGTATTTGTCTCTGACATATAAATTTCTACGAGTGAATTTTGCTTTGGAGGGTTGTTTGTGATAAGTGTTAAGCATAATAATGCTTGGGTATGGAATAGTTACTCTCGGTGACCGGAGAAACTCATCATCATAATTTCTAATTACATGTACTTTTTGTGACCACATGGCCTTGATTGCATCTTGCCAACTAACTGTGCTAAGTGGCATTTGTGATAATGGTTGCCCATCAGCATTAAGTAGTAAAACGCTTTTATTCAAGATAAAAATTCCTTGTATTATATTAGTATTTAAATATTTATGCAGTGAGTTAACTGAGTTGTTTAACTAGTAATTGTTTTCTACTTTCAGTCATGTTAGGTAAAAATCTTTTTGTTTCAGCATAATAAACATATTCGGCTTGATTTGATTGTAAATCAGATAGTTGCTTGTTACTGTATTCTTTAACAAGTGTTTGTATTCCTTGTTGCTTAATAAGTGTTCTACTTTTAGTTGCTCCGTAATCTCCAAGCATTAGTATTTTTGCTTCTGCTTGTCTCGATAATCTGTTTGCGCCGCTAATTGTTAAAGCAGTAGCGACATGATCCCATTTGCCGTCAATAATAAATTGTTGTAGTTCAAATTTTCTATTTTCAGTACCAACAAATCTAAACGAACCAGTATCTGTGTATAGACCTAGCATAGAATCGTATTGTGATTGTGTTAATGAAGTTAATGGAAATAACTTTTTAAATCTTTTTTCTTTATCTTTAAAATCTTCTATCCAAACAATATAAGCATCTTGTTCTGTTATTCCTGATCCACCTAAGCCAGTTTTTGATTTATATCCTATCATGGAATTTTTTTCATATCCAAGCCATTCAGTAGTTCTAAGTTTTAAGTTTATTAATTTGTCACTTGCTTCTAGTTGCGACAATGGTATCTGTGTGCTTGTTGCAACACTATCTAAAACTTTAAATAGAGAATAGTCTATTAGGTTTTTATTATTAACAGTTGATTGTAAATTAAACGATTGCATTATACAGTATTACCCTTACCAGCAGTGAACGTTTCTTCGACTGCACTAACACCCTTCCAAGGATGATGTTCTGGAACTCTACTAGCTACACTAGTTTTTACGTTATCATTTGGTGTTTGATTTTGTACTGTAGTTTTTGTAGCAGATTCTGGCTGTGGTCCGTTCATGTCTATCTTGGCGCCTTTGATAACTTGATTACCCCTTACTAATAAATGATAATTTGCTTTTGATTCTATGTGCATAGATAGTTCACTAAAAATATCTATCCCACCACTTGTTGTTTCTAATTTTATTCCATCGCCGCCTGAACTTTTTATGTTAACTCCAATTTCGGCTTCCATGTTAATACTACCTTTAGCGTGTACATTATAGTCGCCTTCAGTGTGCATGCTTATGCCTGCTTTACTATAAACATCTACATGTCCAGAAGCATCCATTTCAACCCAAGCATCGCCTGATTGATTTGTAACGAAAACAAATCCATTACTATCATCCATTAAAATCTGAGCGCCGCTTCTAGTTCTCAATCTAATATTGTTACTAGCACCACTGTCATCACCGTCGTCCATTGACAGTACATGTCCTTGGCGTGTCGTAATTCCAAATACCTTACTAGGTGATTCTCTTCTTGCACTACTTTGACTATGTCCTCTAACATAGTCAACACTTAGGCCTTGTTGATTTAATACTGACTGGAAGTATTCATCTAGTGGTTTTGTGTCTGCATCATTTTTATCTCTTGGATTTTTCTCAGCACCAATTGGTCCTAGGCTAGTTTCGCCGTCTGCATATATTGGTCCGCTTGCTCTTCCGCCCATCATAGCATTTCTATCTTTTGAGATCAATGAACCCATTACAACACCATTTTCGTGACTGGTTGTATATGCAACAATAACATTTGATCCTAGTTCTGGTGGCTGTGGCCACATTCCATAACTAAGCGGTGCTTCTGCTTCATTTTGTTCATCTGCTCCACTATCATTGACTTTTGAGTGGCCGCCGTATGGTACTGCTAATAGGCAAATTCGATCATTATCCTTTGCACCAAATTCAGATATACGCACAGTTATTCTGCCAGTATATAAACTGTCTTTATTATCTATAACTTCGCCTATGTATATTCCGCTGAGATTATTAACACCTACTCCACTGCTTTGTTTGCCTCTACTTGAAACATGCACACCGTCGTGCTTTATTAGTCCTGCCATTTTTAACCTCCGCCTTTTTCTGATAAATCTATTAGTTTATTTAAAACCAATGCTGTATTTGTTGTAACATCCTTGTAACCACTTAATGATTGTGTAAAACGTCCACCTTGAAATCTACTTTCAATTTTTGTTAATTTATATATTCCAGATGAAACAATATCAACTGGTCCTTTTGTTTGCTCGGTGAGCAACTTATCTGCATTGGGATTGTATTGTACAAAACTTATCAATGCATCGCGTGTACTATAATCTGGTGTTTGTAGTTTTCCTTTGATAGTTGCTTGCATATTTCCCATCCAGTACGGATCACCTTTAATTTCTAAATCAAACTGATAAGCATCAAATTCACGCTTTGCCATTTGTGATGCCCTAGAGGATATCGCTGCAATATTATTTTTACTAATTTCATTTACTTGTGCATTATCTGCCGAATCTGCTTTTGCAGTTCCACCTACTACTAAATTATTAAATCCAGATGAAATAGAACCTTGTGGTATATCTTCTAAATAAGGAGACGTTAATTCTGTGCTAACAAATTGTTCTTCACCATCTGCATCTTTTCCGTTTCTGTATACTCCAGAAGCAGGAGTGTCAACTACTACATACAATCCCTCTAAATCAATTTGATAATTTATTACTTCTGTATTTAATCCAGAATATAAAAACGTATATGATTTTTCAATAGGTAATGAATTAATTTTTGATGTTTGAAAGGATGCATCCTTAAATTGTTTATTATGTTCAGCTATACTTAGATTTGGCGTACTAGTACTTATTCCTATTTTAATATGATATGTAATTAGTATTGGCTCTAAATTAGCATAGTACTTTCTTGGTGCACGTGGAGGATATGCATATATTGGATCTACTGTAATATACGGAGTAAGGCCTTCTTCTTGTGACTTTATAACATAATTTTGCCAAGGTATACAATTCTTTTCAATCAACTCTGCAATGCTCATTGATAGATTTGTTTCTCTTTCTATTGTTACATCAAATGAATTTACATCTGAAAACGAACGTGGACCGCCACTTCCATCTGCTTCACCCCATGCATTATATTTTAAATCAAAACTATCTAATTTTGCTGTAATTGTATTAGGACGTGATACTATTCTTGATGATTTATCAAATACAATTTTTATTTGCTTAGGAGGAGGAGTACCTTCTTTATAGTCTTTTGGATTCATTCCATCTATGATTCCAGTATTATATGCCTTTTCTAAACCTTCAGCAAAATCTTTTACTGTAGTTACAGATTTTATTGTTATCGGTGTATCAGTGACACTTTCAGTTTGTGCATGTTTGATTATCGACCATGCAACTATATTATAGCGTGTTCCTTCTGGACCAGTTGTACTTCTAATTTGATTTAATTTTACTGGATATAAAAATGTTCCTGGATATATTGTTGAGCCGCCTGTTGCTGCATCTCTTCCTAGAAATTCTAGTTTTAAAATATAATTCTGAGAATGTAAACTTGCTGGCTTGTTTAATACTATACCTGCTTTAAGCGCCTTGTCTAAAAACGTAAAACCCAATGTCTCAAATAAATCAAATTGTATTATTCCAGGAGTTGTATTACCGTGACGTTGTCCAGGTGTAACAACTGATATACATGCAAAGTTGTCTATAGAAAATTCCGTTGTCTCTCCTGTCTTAGCAATAATAAATGCTTTCTTGCTATTAAGCAATGCGTCATCATTTCCTAGTGAGCTTGGATTGTTAAAAGTTTCGTTATCAACTATGTATAACGTCCACCTATAAGTTGGGCTATCAACAGTACTTAACCAGTTTGGTGTAATTATATCACTCACAGTAGCTATGCTACTAGAACTGCTTTCTGCTGCTGCCTCACTTGTATCAATTTCATCTGTGTTGTTTTCTGCTTCACTATATAAATTTGGGTTATGGTCTGTGTCTTGTTCGGAAAATGTAATATCTGACTCTGGTGTTCCGTTTGCTAAAGCCACACCATTTTTAATTACGTTATCTGTGTATTTTCCATCAGCGCCAACAGTACCACCTTCCATATTTGTCATGGACTTTACCAAGTCTGCGGTTAGTTGTGGATTATCTCTTAGTGATCCTAGATCAGCATATGGATCAACGCCCAAATCATTTGCTACTTTGCTTATGTATGCATCCGTAGGATTTTCACCTGGTGGTGCCCATTGTGAAACAATAGACGCTACTGAATTATTTCCATATCGTTCTTGAGATGTATATAGATTTTTAGCAGCGGCTCTTACCCCATGCTCGGGAGTGGTGAATCCTTCAAATCCTCCTTCGCCTCCGCCGGGTATTTTCTCTTGCCAAGGTATGTTACTGTTATATCTTATATTACCTGGATTGTTGTTTCTGTCCGCTAGTGTATTTGCCATGTTATGAGAACCTTGTTGGTACTTTAATTTTTAATCCTGCTTTAAAGTCCACAATTGGATCTACTAAACTGTCTTGATTGAATAATGCAAATACCCACCATAGCTTTGCATTATTATATAAGTCATTTGCTAATAGGTCTGGTTTTTGATCATATTTTGAATCCAGTGTAATAATTTTAGTTGTGGTATTTTTAACATCAATTGTATCAATATTTAATATGTCTAGATATTGATCATTGATAATTTCTGTATCTCTGTATACGCTATCTGTTCTGTATGTTGCCATTACATAAACCCTCCGTTGTTTCCACCGCTAAGTAAACTACCCGATGCAAATGTTCTTATATTAAATTTATCTTTTACTGTCTTTGGAGGTAATTGCGGTGTAAGTTCAAGCGACACAATAGTTTGGGTAGGTAGACTTATTTTTTCACCTGCAACGTCTACTTCTACATAGTCAACATCTTCTGGTAATGTATATGTAAAGCTTCGCAATATGCATGGCACGTTTCTATGGTGCACAGATCCATACGCATTAAATCTTAAAATTGGAGGAGGAGTACCAGCTTTATCTCCAGCAGATATACCAAACTCAGATTTAGTACAAGTTTTAAAAAATTGAAAAGCTGCTGCCGTATATAGTGTTTCTTCTTCTGTGTTGCATGTAAACATAGCAGTTACACTTAGTCCTGGGTTTGCAGTATTAATATAATAATTCTGTTGATAAACTGATCCTGTTATATCATATGTTCCGTAATTAGCAGCATGCGATACTTGAATAGTTGGAGTATATGGAAAAAGTACACCGCCTATTTCACTTAAAGGTCTCAATATTCCCATTGTAAAAAATGGTTTACCTTTTTGTTTAAGTACTAAACTTACTTTATTTGATTCTGATATGCCTGCCATTATGTTAACCTCTCTTCAATAAACTTAAAAATCTGTTCATTGTATTTTCCAAAGAACTTAGTAAATGCTTGCTTTTTAGATTCTTCGTTACCTTCGCTTGCCATGTCTGCACGGAAGTCACTTGCACTCATTCCACCTTGCATTAGTGGTGCTACATATACGTAGCCTCTTTCTTGTGCAGTTGGAATCAATTCATTCATATCATTTGGTAGTTTATGTAAGAACCCTTCTCCGCCTGTTGCAAGTCTATTTGCGTCCTTCTCACCATACACAAGTATCTGTGCAGTGGTGTTTGGATCTCTGCCTGCTGCATCCATATCTGGTCTGTATGGATTTGTTTTAATAATCTTATCTCCGGGTATATTAAACATCTTATTCATAATGCTTGCCTTTTCATCAAATGTAAAGGGATCACTACTAAAGTCACCTTTTGAGTGGGCTTTGACAGCTTTTTGACTAAATGTTGTGGCGATAAATACATTATCCGCACCAAACTTTTGAACCAGATGTTTATAAACATCGTGATGTCCTTGGTGCATAGGTTGGAAACGACCGCCATAAAATACAGCTATGTTGTCAACTTCCTCTTTTAAAACATGTTCAATTAACATAATTACTTCTCCGTTCGTAGTATTTATCTAATTGAAAAAACCGGTTGACATTAGGGCCGGGTCTGCTGTATAATACTAAGTAAATAAAGGAAATCTCAAGATATGAATAAACCAAAAAAGACTTTTTACTTAACAAACAAAGACTTGTTAAGAGAAATACATAACAGTAAAATGACATATTGTTGGACACATGATGAAAACTATACACACTTTGATCTTATTGTAACAGGTTTTGATGAAATTACTCCGGAAGCCGTTGCTGAAGCAAAACAAAATAGAGCAACAAGACTACAAAAACTAGCTCATCAGGCAGAGGTTGCTCGTTGGGAACAAGGCTTAACAGGCAAAAAAACTAAGCCAAGAGCGGCAGATTTTGCAGTAGATGTTGAAACTATCAATGACGACGACATTGTAGTAAGAGTAATGACATTTGAACATGTGCCAGAAGAAAACAGAAAAAACAAACCAAAGACTGAAGCTGATTTACATGCTAAATGTAACTTTCCTCCTTTTAAACACTATGCAGTAATTAAAGGTGATTGGTCAGAAGTAGCACGTAGTCATTGGGAAGGTGGCAAAGACAATGGACACTTCAATGTCCATCACGGTCAAACAACAGAACAACTAGCAAGAATGTATATTAAATTATGCGAACGCTATAGCATGCGTGGTAACTGGAGAGGTTATACATATGTAGATGAAATGCGTGGACAAGCATTATTGCAACTTGCACAAATTGGATTGCAATTTAATGAACTTAAATCACAAAATCCATTTGCTTATTATACTGCAGCAATCAATAATAGTTTTACAAGAGTGTTAAACTTAGAAAAGCGTAGTCAAAATATCAGAGATGACTTACTAGAAGAAGAAGGATTAAACCCAAGTAGCACTAGAACATTTAATGCTGAATGGGAAGCTCATATTAAAAATGAGACTAAGAAAAAAGAAATGAATCCTACAGTTAAAGTAACAAACTATAAAGTACCAGAAGTAGACAACGAAGAAACTGGAGAATAAATGTTTTTTGATAAGGCAGTAATTTTTACTGATATTCACTTTGGCATGAAGAATAACAGTAGACATCACAACCAGGATTGTGAAGATTTTATTACATGGATGATCGAAGAAGCACATAAACGAGGCATTAAAAAATGTTTCTTTTTAGGCGACTGGCATCACAACCGTGCAAGCATTAATGTTAGTACACTCAATTACACAACTAGTAATTTGCGTAAACTCAGTGAATCATTTGAAGAAGTTATTATGATTACAGGCAATCACGATTTATATTATCGTGAGAAGCGTGAGATACATAGTTTATCAATGATCGAAGAATTTAAAAACATTAGAATGATAAACAATGAAATGTTTATTGAAGATGGTGTTGCGTTTATTCCTTGGTTATGTGATGACGAGTGGAAGAAACTAAAAGAGATTGATTGTAAATTTATGTTTGGGCATTTTGAATTGCCTAGTTTTTATATGAATGCACTTGTACAAATGCCAGATCACGGCGGACTTAAAGCAGAAGATTTATCAAGACCTGAGAAAGTTTTTAGTGGACACTTCCATAAAAGACAAGAGCGTGGTAATGTAATTTATCCAGGTAACTGCTTCCCACACAACTATGCTGATGCATGGGATGATGATAGAGGATGTATGTTCTTAGATTGGGATGGCACAATTGATTATCAAGCATGGCCAGATGCACCAAAGTATCGTACACTAACATTAAGTAAACTAATTGATAACCCAGACAAGTTCTTGGGATCTAAAACACATGCTCGTGTTAGTTTAGATGTAGGCATTACATATGAAGAAGCAAACTTTATTAAAGAAACATTTGCTAAACAATATGACTTGCGTGAGATTACTCTTATGCCAAGTAAAAAAGAAGAACACACACAAGACTGGAATAAAGGTGTAGACATTCAAGTAGAAAATGTAGACACTATTGTATTGTCGCAATTAGAATCAGTACAAAGCGATACTATCAAGAAACAAATACTAGTAGACATTTATACAGGACTAACAACTTAAACATGCTAATAATTAAAAATATCACTGTAAAGAATTTTATGAGTGTGGGCAATGTCACACAGGCAGTTCACTTTGACAACGCAGGCTTAACACTTGTGTTGGGTAACAACTTGGACTTGGGTGGCGATGGCTCTCGTAATGGTACAGGTAAAACTACCATTGTTAACGCACTTAGTTATGCACTATATGGTGCTGCACTTTATAATATTAAAAAAGATAACTTAGTCAACAAAACCAATAATAAAAACATGATGGTTACTTGTGACTTTGAAATGAACGGACAAGCGTATAGAATTGAACGTGGTCGTAAGCCTAATGTATTTAAATATCTAATCAATGACATAGATAACAACGAAGGCATTACAGATGAGATGCAAGGCGAAGGTAGACAGAGTCAAGCAGTAATTGAACAACTACTAGGCATGAGTCATACAATGTTTAAGCACATTGTTGCACTGAACACTTACACTGATCCATTCCTAAGTATGCGAGCAAACGATCAGCGTGAAATGATTGAACAGTTGCTAGGTATTACTAAACTTAGTGAGAAGGCAGACATACTAAAAGACCTTCTTAAAGGCACTAAAGACAGAATTACAGAAGAAACATTTAGAATCAAAGGCATAGAAGATGCTAATGATCGCATTGGCAGTAGCATTAAAGATTTAGAGCGTAGGCAAAAAACATGGGCTACACAACTACAAGAACGCATACAAGAAAACACTAGCGAACTGGCTGCATTAGAACACATCGACATTGATGCTGAAATAAAAGCACACGAAGAATTTACAAAATTTAATGAAAAAAAGAATCAAATAGATACATTAACTGCCGAGATTGCTAGACTAACAAGTAGTGTTGAGCGTGAGACTAAGCGTTTAACTAAAGCACAAACTGATCTAAATTCAACATTAGAACACAAATGTTATGCATGTGGACAAGAAATACACGACGAACAACATGATAAAATTGTTGTACAAAAAACAGAACTTGTAGATGAAAGTCAAAAACATTTAGACGATGATAATCAATTAATTACAGAATACAATACTGCAATTGCAGACTTAGGAGAGCTAGGTGTTGCACCACGCACAGAGTATAACACACTACAAGAAGCATACAAACATCAAAGCAAAATAGATAAGTTACAAACTGCATTAAATAATGCTAAGGAAGAAACAAATCCATATATAGAACAAATTGATAGTCTAACAGAAACTGGCCTACAAGAAGTAAATTGGGCAGAGGTAAATAGACTTGAGGAACTAAGAGAACATCAAGACTTTTTATTAAAACTATTAACTAACAAAGATAGTTTTATTCGTAAAAAGATTATTGAACAGAACTTGCAGTTCTTAAACACACGATTAGAATATTATATTACACGT